ACTTGTCATCGTTATTAAATTGTGTAAATAGTAATCAGGGTTTGGTAGTAATGGTGTCATTAAGCTTTTCTCGCTCCGCCTCTACCTCGGTTTGCTTTACGGCTTTCTGCCACGATCTTGCCACCTTTATGTGACATATCAGTCTGGCTGCCGGGCTTACGTGCTCTACGTATTTTCATTAGGTCACGTCGATACGCTCTTTTAGCTGGCGTATCATTTATTTGAGCATTATCACGTCTATGTTTTTCACGTGACTCTTTATTCTTACGATAGAACTTAGCTGTTCTACCGGGGTTAGGGCTAAGTCTAGGTCCGGTTCTTGCCATATAATCTAGTTTTAACTAAAGATGGATCTACTTTTGGTATCACTGAAGCTAATCTGTCTAAAGGACTGCCCTCAAGAGCAACACCTGTGATGTCGTTGGTTTTTAACCAGTCACACGCTGCTTTTAGATCTTGAGTTGTAGCTTCGCCACTTTTGATTCTACGTAAGAAATCTTCAGTCACAAGATAGTGCAACTCGTTAAAACTTTCTTCCGCCGCTTTCTTTGGTATTACTCTTGTTTCGTTCATTTAATGTCTAATCCTTTTTTGACAATCTGTAGTGCTCTGTCGTCAAGCTCGTTGTCTGATTGTTCTACAAGTTTTTCAAGTAGCTCAACTACAAATACTTTAAATTTTTCACTTTTGAGAAAAGCTAATACGACTGGTTTAAGTATAGCTAGCATTACTCTTCTCCGGGTGTAACAACGTTTTGTTTAATATAACGTCCGTGCTCGTCTCTCTTTGCAGCCTTTTTCTTAGCAGGCTTCTTTTTGGCAGCTTGTGCTGCTATTTGATCTGATAATGTACTCATCTTTGCCAAAATCTCTTTTTCTGTGGTTTAGGGGGTAACAACGCTTGAATCGGAACCACGTCTGAACATAGATGTGCAACACGTGTCTCAGGTCTAAAAGTAAATCCTTTCTGTTGTAGTTCGGCACATTTAAGAGCACGTACCAGCTCATGATCTAACCTCATCTTCTCCTCTTGTCTTGCTGCAATACGTCTGCATTGCTTTAATCCTTTACGATCAAGAGGAACCATGAAGTTAACTTGAAAACCCCAGTTCTCATTTAGTTGATAACTTGATGGGTATAGACCTTCCATGTTTTCTTTCTCAGAGTATGGGTTAATATGGTTGCCCATGTAAAAAGGCGAAAAGGTCATAGTCGCCCCATTACATGAGATTCCACTGCCATAGTTCTGTCGTGATGGTGCTCCATTGTTCTGGAACTGCACCGCACTGTTGGTAACATTGCCCGTTGCGGCTGCAACCGGGTTGGCGTTATTCGTGACTTCTGGTTCAGTCTCTGTTGCTAGAACAGGACTTACTGTGAGAAGACTGATAAGGATGTAGTAGTAGTATTTATAGTGTAGTCGATTGTTGTGTCGATTTGCTCTACTAGACCGGCGGCTCTTGATACTGTTTCCATGTTCCAAGGCTTGGTTACATCTTTGACGGAGAATGTTGTATCTGCTGCTATAATGTTTCCAGAAGGCTCGACATTGCTTCCAGACCAGCTCTTGAGGGCTGTTCCGAACTTTTGTGTCTTTATGACTTCCTTTACTGTTTGGGTAGTTGTTGTCGTTGAGTTCATTGACCCCTGTGTAAAGTTCGGGGTTATTGTATTGGCTCTTGCAGCTGCGGGTGACAACAGAGCTAAGAGAAGAATCCATTTCTTCATTGTTTTGGTTTATTTGGTGTTTGTGTGTTTGCTGCTTTCTTGCTATTACTGTTACCTGTAGACAATCCAAATGTTGCTAGAGCTCCAGTAAATATCGAAGCGACAAAAGTGATATCCGATGATGCCCCTACAGGTTTCTTGACCATAGGCAACTCGACATAGTTTAAAGTGATGATAAATCCTGACCAAATGACAACACCCAAGCGTACCATTGCACCAAGGATTTGCATTTGTTCATCGTGGTCATCAACATTTTCTTTTAATTTTGTTAGTAAACCCTTCTTTGGTTCGTCAGGTTTTAGGCTTTTTGCTTCCACTTATTTTTTTCCATAACGTTTTTAATATGGGTTTTAAAATCTTAACTACCCATTTAAAAGCGGCTGTAGCTGTAAGGGTGGCTGCTACAGAAATAACTGCCGTAGTACCAGCTGTAATAAGTATCTCACTTTCTGGTACTGGCATTTTGATATTCACAACAGGTATGTTGACTTGGTTAATACCAGATGGTGTTTGACTTGCACTAGACCGTGCACCGCCTGTAGTTCTTGGTACAACTCCTGTTGGAGCTCTCAGATCACTGGGTGGAACAACTAAAGGAGTATACCGTGGTATATCTCCTATAGGTAACTCAAACTCAAAACTTGGGAAATCAAAGGCTTCGGGTAAATATAAAACCGGTATTTCCATAAGTTAAAAGTTAGCTAGGTTCTGTCGGCCAAGTGATGTTGTCTGGATCTGACTGAGTAGGTACATCTCTTAATGCTTGACGATATGTCTTCCATTCATCAGATAATGTAAGATCGCTACTAGCTCTCCAATCTGTTGCAGCTAGTTTTCCGTTTCTTTTTATTCTTATGTTGACCCATTTTGATGCAAGTACTTCTGCATCTGTAGGTAGAGACGCATTAAACTCTGCAATCTCTTGTTCTGTCATGGCAACTATCTCGCCATTTACCATTTTATTCATTAGAGTTCTTTAAATTTATAAAATAAGATTTGTGTTGTAGGCAAAATTGCATGTCCTGAATACACTTTAAAAAGCATTGTTACTGCTGTAGCTGTGTTAGTTGCATAATTGAAAACTTCCCATGCACTATTATTTCGTCCGGGACACAACCCCCTTCCATACAACCAAGGTCTTGCAACATTTGAAAAGAGCAGTTCAAAAGCATATGTATAAGGGTCATAAATATCATTAAATAAACTTAATGAATAAGTGTTTGAGGACTGGCTATAAGTTTTGTAGTAATGATTATACCGGTTATAGTGTTGAGAACCGTTAGCATCAGTCATTTCTATTGCTGGACCTCCCCAACCTGTCACATTTGTACAAAAGTTTTTAGCAACAATCCAATACATACCTTCAGATATTGTTTGTTGTATTTGTGCTACTGGTGTAGATACAGTTAATTTTGCCTCTAATGTAAGTGCAGCTTCACTTGATGGAAAAGTTGTTGGAAATCTAGCAGCTGGTACTGTACCAGATGTTAAATTACTAGCATTTAAATTAGTAAGATCAGGCATAGCTGGTGAAGCATACTCTAATTGAGCTTCTTGAGTAGATCCACTACCAGTTACACTTTTTACTTTTAAAAACTTATCTTTTGTTATTGCATTATCAGGTAATACTAAGGTGTAAGACTGACCAGCACTATGAGGTGGAGATTTTATTTTTACTTGACTATTTGACCCAGAAGTAAGCTGTAAAGTTCCATCTGCACCACCAGCTGCTTTTACTTCAACAAGTCCTGTACCATTAGGTGCTAACTTTAAATTTTCGTCACTTTCTAAAGTATTGACTTTTATTTTAGACATTTATCCCTCGTTGTATTTGTATAGCATGAAGTGAGATCCAGCTATTAAGTAATTACCACTATTATGATAAATTTTTATACCATCTATTTTTTTTGTATCCCCATTTGTTCCATATGTAAAATCAGTCCATCCAATATAAGAACTGTGTCTGTCCCTCGCCATTGCTCTACAATACATCCAAGAACGTTGAGTTCGCTGTGAAGAGGCATTTGGATCGCCTGTACAAATAGTTGCTTCAAAACCAAGATATTCATAACTATCACCAACATAGAGATTACTAAAACTCATACCATTAGAAGCATCATACGTATCACTATTACCATACTGATATGAGTAAACCATAGAACTAGTAATTGAGTTACCAGTACTATTCAAAAAGTCTATATATATCTTATCAGTAGTTTGTAGCTGTACAGTTTTACAAATGATTTTATACGTACTATGTGCGTCTAAATTATTATAAGTTACATTAAAAACATTAGCACTAAGAACAGTATTATCTATTAGCTGTAATCCACCACCTAATCCCGCTGTATTGTATCGACTAGATGGCATAGTACCGCTAACTACTTCATTAGCATTTATTTGGTTTGCAGATACTGGTGCTATTGATTGATAACCTAATTCTCCTACTGCTGTAGATCCACTTCCTGTTATGCTGTCTACATGAAGAAATTGATCTTGCGTAGGGTTACTTGTAGGTAAAGTTAATGTATAATTTTGCCCAGAAGAATTATTTGGTGCTTTAAGTTTTACACCATTTCCACTAGCATTAGTTAATTGAAGTGTACCTGAAGAGTCACCGCCTACATTTAAAACACCACTTCCGTTAGGTACAACTTTTAGATTACCGTTAGTTGTTACGGATTCTATTTCCTTTACGTTTATTTTAGACATTAGTTTTCATTTAATTTATAAAGTAAGAATGTGGAGTTTTCTTCAAAAAATATATTGCCAGCAGAATAACTATGATTATGTGGAGTAATCCTTAATTTGCTTGGTACAGTTGCATCATTAAAATGAGCAAATACTTCGGTTTTTCCATAGTAATTACCGGAAGCTTTTCCGTTGACATACAACCAAGTTCTAGATTGGGTTCTACTATCATTATTGTATGTAACACCGCTTCCAGTAATTAATTCTCCTACGAAATAATGGTGAAGCTGATATTGATTTTGTCCAGAAAAGTATAGTTCAATATTTCCATTATTACTTGTTGCATTTCGGCTGTCGGTGTAATACCAGTTATCAACCATTAGGTTAGTACTAAGTATATTTGAACTACTATCTAGATAGTGCATTTTTGGATAGCCCATTAATTGACTGCCACCTGAATCAGTGTATCCCATACCTTTACCTATAATGTGATATGCACTGTCGGGATCAAGATCAAAATCTACCGCACTTACAGTTCCACCACTTGATACTGTAGTTTTGTAGACTAATTGTAATCCTAAACCTCCAGATGCTGATAAACCTGGCATTCGAGCTGGAGGAACAGTACCAGATGTAAACCCACTTGCATCTATATTTACAAGAACTGATGCTGCTGTTGGAGTAACACCAAATTCTAATTCACCTTCATTACCAGTTACACTTTTTACTTTTAAAAATCTATTTGCTGCTATTTGATTTTCTGGTAACTTTGCAGTCCAATCCACACTTGTTCCCGGAGCTTTTAACTTAACGCCATGACTTTGAGCACTACAGTTAAGTTGTAAAGTACCGTCATTAGTTCCACCTTTAATTTCTAAAGCTCCAGTAGAACCACCATGTTTTACTTCTACATTTTGATTGGTACTTGTTGTTTCTATTTCATCGACTTTTAATTTAGTCATAATTCAAATGTTTATAAAAAATTTATAGAGGAAGTATCTGTTACAGTTACAGTCGTACCAGATGCAATAGTCACTGGACTTATGCCAAGGTAATTATTATCTGCCGTTGTTGTGAAGTTATTAGTAATTTCGTTATCTGACTCTAAAAATAACTGTTCACCACCAGAGCCTGTTAACTCTGTCAAACTAAACAAATAGAGTAATTTAGGTAACATAGCTCTAAACTGATACAAATGATATATTGCTTCCGCTTGTCACAGTTAATGTTGCACTAATTGTTAACGGAAGAAGATTCAGATAATTTTTATTTGTTCCTGTTGTAAAGTCTGTACTCATTACATTATCTGACTCTATAAATAGTTCGTCATTACCTCCACCAGTTAAACCTCCTGATGATGGAAGATTAGTTAAATTAGCTCCACTTATAGCGGGTAAAGTTGCTGGAAATGCCGCATCTGGTATTGTGCCAAATCTTGCATCTGGAATAGTACCAGAAGTTAAGTTTGTAGCATTTAATTGAGTGAGGTCTA